TTATTTTGGTTTTTTCAATTCATCCGGTATCCACTCCTGCGTGTCAGGATGATAGGTTTCCGGCCCGCCGGAAAAATTATCAGGGACATCCACGTCAATGTGGGGTTCTACCGGACGAATGCCGATGGTATACGACCGGTAGTCACGGGTTAGCACATAGATTGTTTTCATTTTCATTTTCATCACATCACCTTCCAGACATGCACCCGGCACGCAACATTAGTCCAATCGGTACCGTCAGCATGACCTGCGGCAGACCCGGTATCCATACCCCGCGCCCAGAATGACGCCGTACCCGCCTGAACCACAATCCCCTCAGCAACACAGGAGGCGGCAACGCCGTGACTGCCGTTCTGCTGGAAAATCCATTTCGTATCGAACCATTCATTGCGTTCATAGCCGCGATTGACCTCAGCCAGCACAATACACGGTGTACCGTTGCCGAAGGGGTTGGATTTAACGATCCGTTGCGAGCGTTGTATGCGGCCAAAATCCAGTAACGCGTAGCCGACCTGATTACGGGGCAGCCCCCCCAACGCGGCTAACCCTTCCTCAGCCGTTCTTGCGCCTGTGCCGCCGCACTGAACCGGTATTAATCCGGTGGTCATCTTTCCGGCACCGTCAAAGGCCCAGACATGCCCGCCACGGGTATTGTATGACCCTGCATGGTGATCGTCGGTGACGTAGAGGTAGGTGCTGCCATTTCCGCTCGCGAGCCGGGTTTCCCCGGAGGGTAAATTCATCAGGCGACCGTCAGCCGGATACGCCCGGACATCTGCCGCCGTTAACTGAATGTCAGCGGTCAGGGATTGGCCATTGATAGTCCGGTTGCCGGGCACCGCCCCCAGTGTCGCCAGCGCTTCATTGGCGGTTCTTGCGCCTGTCCCGCCACACTGGATCGGTATCAATCCGGTCTCCAGAGTTCCGGTGTCATCAAAGGCCCAGACATGGCCGCCTTGCGTATTGTATGACCCCGTACGGTTATTATCTGTCACGTACAAATAGGTACTGTTATTGCCGCTGAGCAACCGGGTTTCCCCGGTAGGCAGGCCAATGAGACGCCCGGCATTTCTGACGGTTTCCCGTAAGCCCAGGTTGTCCACAAACGCCGGTTTATCCGGAATGTCCGCCCCGTTCTTCGCTTTTTCGAGAGCGCCCTGTGAAATTAATTTTCTGATTGCCTCCGCTAATTGAGCCTCGTTAGTTTTATTTGGCTGTATTCCAGCGGCAGTCAGCACATTAATGATTTCTCTCTGAACGGTATTAAACCACGGAGCCTCTAATAATGTTGGCGGAACACCTGCCGCTACATTTCCGTTCGTAAACTCATCATTGTTATCAGCGGTGTTTGTGATATCACCGATTTTTTGCATAGCTAATCCTCACTCAGTGAAGGTGATTAATGTTTAAATTTAATTAATGGCTGATTACGGGTTATAACCGAATTGCAGAATAGTGTGAGACGGACTGATTTTCTGAAATGGGCATTCCAGTTTTTTATTTCCCCATGACCGTAACGGATCACCGCAATAACTCCCGCCCGCTACGGCGTAATTAATGGTGGTTGTCGGCGCATTAATACGCCAGACAAAGGGCCAGTCCTCCCCGTTCAGGGCATCACCACACGCAGACATGCCCGCTCTGGCCTGCCTGAATTCCGTAATGGTAATTTTAAACCCGAGTTCAGTCGCCAAACTGATAAAATAGGACTTTGACTGGCCCCCTGTTCGTAATAATTTAGATACCACCGATTTTTGCCGTAATGAAATACTGTCAATTTCCCCCATAGCGCACTCATCAGGCAACCCCAATGTTTTTTCCCATTCTGGTAACATAATGGTGGCGGTTGCCGGGAAACTGCCGACTAACAACAAATGCGCATCCTGATCACTGCGGTGATAACTGTGTGCAAGAGCCCTCATGGTGACGCTCATCACTGAATGAGGGTTTCGCGTCCAGGCCATACCCGTTGGCAGTAATCCGTTGAGTGCTGAGGTGTATTCACTGACACTGTATTGTTTCATGTGTATTTGACCTCACCCCGCACAGGCAAATGTCCGACAGACAACGCCATGTTTTTTGTTGGTGACGTGATAACAAAACCGGCCGTGCCCGGCACATCCGCAATCGCATACTGCAAATCGGATATCAATATTTTCCCCGTTCCGTCCGGGTTTCCGCTCTCAAACAACACCGTATCAATCGCGGTGGCGATGCGGTGAGTGATGTCAGTGCCCACATGAGCGATGCCGTTAATCGTGAAATCAACGGGTCGTTTTATCGGAGACAAGACCCAGATAATCGCTGTCACCGGCCGTAACGGGTAAATATAATCAGCGACACGCAGTTGATCCCCGGAGGCATGAACAGCATAGGGTTCATGTGATGAGACACCGTCGGTACCCAGAGGAAAACCGTCACGCCCATTATTGTCACACATAATATACACGCCCACCGTGCCCGCCCCCGCAGCTCGGGGTTTGACCCAAACCCGGGTAACACCGGGGACGGCGAGTGCCCACTGTTTATAGTCATCATCCGAGCCCCCCTGAGGTGAACCCTGATAGGCCAACAGCATTCTGGAACGAAAATCGGCCTCACTCTCGATATTTGCGCCGCCCGTTATCGGTGCCATTGCTGTTCCTTCAACATCCACCCCGGCCCTACTCTGGTCCAGCGTTAAGACCGTACCGACAGGCGCATTACCTACCGCGCCCCCGCCTGAATTGTCATCGGTAACATCGGGCAATAGCGCGATGAGATCAGCATGTCCCTGTCCATGATGAATCCGGGTTTCATTGACCGTTTTATACTGGTAACCATCGCCCCGGTTGAGTATCGTGCCGGCAGGAATAATCAGCCCGTCCGTCCCGGTAAATTGATAGTCCTCGCAACGTGCTGCCGTCGCCGGTTTTTGGAATATCTTTTTCAATGCGGCCCAGCCTGACAACCACTCATCGGTGGCCGTGAAGGGGGTGGTTTGTTTGGCTATATAGTCCAGATAGCCATAATGCAGATGCGCCATCCCCGCATCCATATCGGCCAGCACCCCCATATTGGAAAACCGCAATAAGGGACCTGTTTTCTGCAATTCTGACTGCAAATAACTGCGATTTTGCTCGCGTAATTCGGTCAGTGTTTTTCGTTTAAATGGCATTTTCTCGTTCCCATACCCAGAAAAACCGTAAATCCTCATTATCGCGCCCGGGACGCTGATAACGAATGATCATATTCAGACGATGGGGCCAGACAATCTGAGTGCCAATGTCAACAGCATCAGCCACGCCATCATCCAACATCCATTGCAGCGCCTCACGCGCGTAATCCTCCGCCGCCAGTGCGACGGCGGGGGTTAATTTCTGTCGATGCAACAACCATAAACGAGAACCTATCGGATAATCAGCGCCGTTATCGCCCCACCATCCCCGGCGATCAGTGCCGTCAATGTCATCATCCGCCCGTGCCTGTCGGTCCGTAAACAAACTGATAATAATCGCGGTTTGCAGGTCATTACCGGTGACCAAATCCCCCTGGCCGGCCAGCCAATCGGCATGGATATTTTTGACATCCCACGCTGAGGTAATGTCACTCATTTCACCGTCGCTCCTGTCGTTTGGCTGGTCACGGTCGAATCCCCTGACCTCACGCCCGGCACCGGATGGGTATGTTCGTTATAGGTATCACGGAGCTGCTTCATCGTCGTGCTATTGGCGTTGCAATTGTCGATAACATCCCCGGTGACTTTCAGCACTGGCGTATTCAGCCACACTTCGGTAGCGGCATTGACAGTGACTTTAGAGGCATTGTTCACCGTGACCGGTTGCCCCTGTGCCTCGACGGTGATCCCCGATTCGGTCAGCAGGATATGCAGCCCCCACTGGTTATACACCACCACCTCGCCGGGATTTAATCCCCGGTACCGATGTTGTTGATGATTGCTGCCAATCACCACCGCATTAGAGCGGTCACCCCCTAAAAATGCGAGGACAACATCGGTTCCGGCGGGCAACCCGGATGAAAAACCAAACTCGGCCAGCCGCTTTGTGTTATCGCGGACTTCCATTGCCGTTTGATACTGCACCTGCTGGATGACGCCGCTATCATTACAGGTGGTGACCCGTCCCAGACCCAACATCATCATGGCGCGGCGGTATAAATTTTTAACGTCCATAATGACGTGTCTCCATAATTGTCTCGTAGAACTCATACGGCTGAACGGTAAACGCCGCAGGCGGCATCAGGGTTAACTCGGCCCGGGTTCCGTCATCTTTGTTGCGGACATAGGACACTTCTGACAATAGCCACTGCTCAGACGCCAGTCCGAACACGGGTAAATGGATCGGTATCAGGGTATTGGGTGTCCACAGCGTCCCGCCGACATCCCGCCAGCTATCTACCAACACCTTGAGCATTTTAGAGCGCCCGTAGCGACGGTTCATTTCCCAATTAATCGAATCCTGCTGCTTTCCCCATGTATGCAGTGTGCTTTCGATAATGGTGACATAATTGCGATAGCGCATCTTTTCCGCTTCGGGGTCTTTTGCGGTGGCAATGGTGACCACGTTATAGCCCTGCCCGTCCGACAGTTCACTCAGGCCACTGACATTCATGGACAGGCCGCTGTACTCCGAAAACCGTTCATTCATAGCGGACTGGTAGTCCGCGAGTTCAATGTTTTTCCCCTGCTCGACGCCACTGGGCGCTACTTTTTCACCCACTCGGGTCAGAAATAAATTGCCGTCAGGGGTGTCGTAATACAGTAGCGCCGACCAGCGGGTGATGCGGTCAATCACCTCCTGGGAGGATTCCCCCCAGTTCAGGGTAAACTGCGGTACAGGAGGCATATCGGTCACATCGGAGGTCACCGTGATGTCGTACCACTGCGCCAGTTTCTGGGCAATCTGCAATGCCGTTGCCGACGAAATGACGTTTTGCGGCCATTTCGCGGAACAGTCCACTAAATCCTGACACTTGCTGCGCCCGGTGACTCTTATCTGGTGGGTGCTTTTGTTGATGGATGAATTCCAGATATCGATATAGCCGGTGATAACCGGGTCATCGCCCAGCAACACCTGGCAGGGTTGCCCGGCCTCGACCAGCTGTTTTTCATGACTGCCGGGATAATAGTCCATCAACATCAGTTCAAAATCAGCGGGTAATCGTTCAATACCGCGAGTCACACGGATACTGTCCCAACCGTGAATCACCCTGCCACCGATAACCAATGACAGCTCATTCGCCGTTTTTTTCATTTGCGCAACGCCTTAAATCTGACGGGCAGAAAGGCTGGATGACGGGGATTGGTCGCCTGAATCAGTTCATCACTGCGGCCTGCATCCTGATAAATCCGGTTGGCCACATTCAGCGACGGCAGAACGGCGGGCAAACTGAACTGAGCCAGTCGGCCGGATTCAGCGCCGTTCAGTGCTGCACTGGTGATGAACGCATAGCGCAGTGACATCAGAGTCTGGTAGATATCATCCATCCCCAAATCCCCGGACATCACTGACGCCGCATCCAGCGCATGACACACGCGTCGTTGCAGGTCATTAGCCTCCTGCGTGTTTGCAGGCGTGAATTCACTGGCAGTCCGGGCCATTGCCCCGGCAGACAGTACCACCAGTAACAACACCGTCATTTCGGTCACATGACGATCGACTGAATTTTGTTGGTATTGGGCGTTCTGAAATGTGGCTAAATTCTCAAAAATCGCCATTTTCTCATCCGTACTTCCGGCAGAACTGATAATGGCATCAACAACACCGTGCGCGGCCTGACTGAACGCCTCAACGGTCAGTGAACGGGATAGCCTGTCGATAGATTCAGCAATGGATTTGCGCCCCATGATGACGGCGGCGGTGTTTTTCCTCACGATCTCCGCATCATCACGGTGTTGAGCGTCGCGTGACCGAATACCTGTCGCACCGGACACTGTGCCGCCAATTTTCCCGCGCTGATAACGCCCGTAACGCTCGCTGCCAAACGTGGTTTTCAGCATATCGCTGAGATTCGTCACCTCATCCACTGAACGGGTCACCATGCCAATCCACTGGTTAGCCGTCGCCTGAATGATTTTCATGCCCTGCACGACGGAACGGATCTCCCCCCTGATTGCCGAAACATATTTCGCCAACATAGTGGTATACGTTCGCAACCAATGATTTTTAACCTCAGTCGCGGATTGGGTGCTGTTTGTGACGGCAAAAACCTGTAACCCGGATTCGATGACCGTCAGGGTGAATTCAAACACCCGCCCGAACTCGACGCTTTCATTCATGCGAAGGCCACTGTCTGTCACACTGACCGTCAATTCCCCCAGTGTCGGATGGATCAAGGTACCGGTTGAACCCGTCTCACAGGCGGCAACCAGATTTTTACGCTGGGTGATCACATCGGGCGCGTGATAAACCCGACTGTCCTGAACAATAAAGCCCCGCAGCGTGATCCTTCGGGTGGCCCGGCCTAAATCCTCAACCCACGCGGTATCACGGTACGGGTATTCATGCACCGCCTGACGACGGCCAAAGACACTCTCACCGGACACCACCGCAAAGGGCACGCCACGGAACGAGGCCGGGTGAAGATGTTCAGCCCACTGCCATGACGCATCACTGCCACCACCCAGCAATGAAGAAATAGCATCTTTAATAAAGGCCATGTGATACCTCTTTTTTAGGCGCAAAAAAGCCGCAATTAAGCGGCCTGATAATATTTAAACTTAGTTTTATGCTCTGAATTTATAGCCTTCAAGTGCCTTCATCATTGGCTGCATATCTTCCTTATGTATCAATAGATATCCAGCTCGTTGGGCTATTTCCATAAAGTCATTTATGGTCGCTACATGATGCTTTGGCGTCAGTGCCGAGGAGTAAACGACCTTGCCATTTTCCAGTTGCATTAGTAACTTTCCACTGAACCCAGAATAACCATGCAAAACGGGCGATTCTTCTTTACCAAGATATTCACCCTCCAGCACATTTAAAAACTCTATGGCTTCCGTTATTTGTGATGGTTCAAGCTGAGTAATATGTTTAACTTCGAAATGCTCATGAACCAGTTTCCAGATATCGGGATAAATCCGACCAAGACCAGTCGTGATTAGACGCTCGGCAGTTTGACGCAGTGGTGTTAACTGGCTGGCTGTTGAGCGACGAGTTTTAGGTTTTGTAGCCACTGGCTCTTTCTCAACTTCACGATCCAGTATGTCCAGTACCCATTTGCGGAACTCTTTTGCAACACTTGTCTTTGAGAACATAGCGATTAAGTGAGCGCCTCTGAGTGAGAAGACACGTATCATCATTGAGACTGTGCCTGTTTTTCTAACGACACTCAAATTGAGGGTCGTTGTCATCGCTGAGGTAAACTCATCGGAATTGCGGTCATAAATCTGGGTAACGGCATCTGACTTTTTGTACTCAAGAGCTTTCGCTAACTCAGCGGCGGTAAACCAAATCTTGTTGGCATGAGATACCGGATTAAAAACTGTACTACGGAAAGTTAATTGATTCGTGTTATTCGTTTTGCTAATTGCTATACTAGTCATGTCGGTTACCTCGATAAGTTTCTGACAAATTAGAAGCCCTGACTACTCGTAATAGTTGGGGCTTCACTGTTTCTAGCTATGTATTCTTCAAGTGCCTTAACGATTACATAGTTCATGGATCTATCTTGTGTACCTGCAATGCATTTCAAGTTTTCCCTTACTTCACTTGGCATCCTAATATTTACCTGTGGCAATCTTTCTGTTTTGTTCATAGTTCCTCACTAATGATATCCATTGGCTACCATTGATAGATTAGTAGCAGGTGGCTACCATGTCAACATTATTATTGCACCGGATTTTACTTATGAGCCGTGAGCCACAAATAAACATTCGTCTACCGCAAGACCTTAAAGAAGCCGTGCAAAATATGGCATCAGACAATAAGCGGTCTGTAAATGCTGAGATTGTTGCTGTTTTGTTAGATGCAGTCAGAAAGCATAAATCAGGCGATCAAATCCAATCATCAATGAAATGTCAGCCAACGAAAATAGATCCCATAACTGAACGAAAGATATTAGAGGAAATTGCAAAGCTAGCCGCAGAAAACGCAGTGAAGCTTGAAAGGAATAAAAGATAAAAATAAGCCCCATGATGGGGCTATTTTTTACATGGCAGGTATAGTTTCCAATCTTCAACATCAGTATCCAATTCACAGATCCTTTTACCTGTTGGCGATATTAGATACTCGTTATATACACGACCTTCACCTTCTCTTATTTCGCTTTGTTCAACAACTAAGCTACCGATGTATTTATTATTTTCTGGCTTACCTACTAAGTTAGACATGTTAACAAATGTTAAATCACCGTCTGTAATGAATTTTTCCTTTATATTCATGTACTGATTATCAAAAGGAATTGTGAAAGCATGTATAGCATGACTGACAGCCCAAGCAGGAACAGAGAAATAAACAATACCTTTCTCGCGGTTATAGCCTACGATTTTCATGTTAAAAAGAGTCGTTTTGGGATCCTCGGTGTATCTTTGCCGTATAATGTCTTCTTTGCCACGAAAGCCATTTTGAGTTACATAAATTATCCTGACGCTGCTCTTGGGTTTGAGTGATCGTGGGTTCTTTTCTTCAATAGTAACGATGGCTAACGATTCTTTAGAGTTGGGTATCAGGGCGCTTGTAACTTTCATGCCTTCCCCTGCGACCCATGAAGTTATATTCCTACCCTCATAACATACAACGCCATCAACACTGTAACGCCCCCCTGAGAGAGATGGAGGGAAAATAAACCCTTCATATCTGCCCCCTCTGTAAGTATCACAATGCACTTTACTTGCAACTTCTGGAATGTCAGGATTATCATCAGCTTGTTTCTCCGCTTCACTTTCTCCATATGAGTGAAGCTTACCCTCATCACCTTTAGATGAGGGTTGATTAGCGGAAATCAGCCTATAGAGTTCAGTAGATTTCTTATACCAATCAAGTAAACATTTTTCTGTATCGCAGTTTTTTTCGCGTAGCTTCCAGTTTTGCTTAACTAATTTTTTAAAATCATCACTGTTACCAGTGGCAATTTTTGCTTGGAGGTAATCGACATACAGAGCATCGTCAGCCTGAGATAAAACCGAGGTGTTGCAAATTAGCTTCTCGGTCTTACTGAAAGCTTTAGTGCAATCAAAACTTGCAGCACCCACACTAGCAGATACCAAAAATAACGCGATAGTAAGTAAAGATGTATTCCATATGCTCATCGTTATCCACTCAGTTTTTATATTTCATTCAGAATATAACAAATCACTTCTCTGAATGAAATATAAGCCATTTTCAAGGATACTGCATAGAGGTTGTGATTTTTCCTGCGGTTTTTGTTTGGAACCTTTGCCGCTCTCCCGTATTGTCATTGACCAAATTAATATCAACTGTGATGGTTTTATCGCCTATAGCTTCCTGAATCGCTAGCGCAATTTTTTTGATCGTTTCTTCATCGTATTCAGTCTGTCTGTTTTGACTGTAGAGTGATGGGAGTGGTTGCTCTTGCCCGTTAGAGCCATATAACATTCGCTGATTTTGCAAGTGATGATTCGCGCGTAATCCAGCCCAGCGTGGATCATGAATAGAAGCCATAATCGCCCTTTGCAGTTCTTCTGGGCTAAATTGCATCTCGCTTTCTTTGAATATCATCGCTTTCATGAGCCTTTCGATAAGCTCAGGCTCATGCATATTTAACCTTTCATTCGGATTTATGCCTGTTCGTTTAGACACAAAATCAATATAACCAAACGTGTTATTTTTGTCTTTTATCGGCGCATATTTGTGAATAATACGATTTAACGTATTAATTCCCCTGTCACCATACAGCATCAATTGTCGGCTCATGGCAGACAACCCATCCTCCATTGTTCTGAACTGAACAAAACTGTTCTCCGGGTCAGGTCCATCCCTGCCAATGGCATTGGAAGCTGCTCTGAGGTTGCCGGGATTTTTATTCCGTTCACCGCGAGTGGTTTTGCCGTTTTTTTTACGCTGATTGGGATTCGGGTAGTCAGGCGTTTTTACTACAGACATATCAGGCACTTTCTCACCCACATGGCTGGGTTTTTCATTCGGAAAATAATAAGCGTTTAATTTTTTGATTAAGTCTTCTGACGCATATTCAAGCAGCAAATCCGTCTTTTCTTTAAAGCTCAGTGTCCTTCTGAATTCATCATCTTTTTTTGCTTTTTTCAGCAATGCTAACTGGTCGCCACCATGATTAAATCCAAATGGATTAGCAAATGCCGCTGCTCCCGCAAAAAAACCATGAACTGAATTTTTATCTTTAGCGACTTCTTTCGCTTTATCCCATTGACCAAAGCCCGTCAGTAACATGTCACCCCTAAATTCTCTCAACGCTCCTGCGGCTCTGGCTTCGACTTCGTTTATGCGCTCACCCAGTTTCTCAATTTGTTCATTGTCTTTATCCTGCTTGGTCAGTCCAAAAGCATCTGATTTACTTAATAACTCTTCAATCTTAAATTTGCCATTTATTTTCCGTCCTCCGTCCCTCAGAAATGACAACGTATTAGCATCCAATCCCAAATGCTCACGTAACGTATTTTGCGTTTCAGGTACGATATTATTCCATTCCGCCGCGAGGTTTTTCATTGTCTGGTAAACATCTGCGTTATCGTTTTTATTTTTTGCTATTTCTACGCCAATTTTATTCAGTTCGGCTTTTGTGGCGCTATTTCTGATCGTGAGGGCATTCTGAAGAACGGGATAGAGTGATTCGACAGACTGATCAGCCTCGTCCATTGCAGCCCCGGTAGAGAGCTGCATCGCTCCGGACATACGGGTAAAATCCGCCACGCTCATCCCTGAGTTTTTTGCCCGTGTACTGCGGGTGATCGCTTCTTTGCCGGCATCCCGTACGCTTTGATACAGTTTTGTTGCGCCATATCCTATAGCGCCCACCCCGCCGACGATCCCCCCGTATTTTTTGGCAAGACCGCCATATTTTGCGGTTAATTCACCCACATTTTTAAGCGGAGGAATAATAGCGCCGATATGTTGAACGTTGTCTTTGGCAAACTGCGACATATCGCGCAGTTTATTGCTGACGGCACCGACATTATCCAGCGTTTCGCTGCCGCCAAATCGCAATTCCTCACGAACGCCTGCCAATGATGGGCGCAGGCTTTTTAACTGCATCTCCATCTCAGCAATCGTTTTGGTGACGTTTTCATCCGCATTTAGCTGAAAATCAAACACATTAGCCATTATTCCCCCCCCACCTTCATGATTCGTTCTGCCTGTTCAGCCCACCATTTCAACCTTGAACGACTCAGGAGCCACGCATCTTGTGGCCCCCAGCGGTAAAAATAGGTGACGTCTGCCGCTAGTCGCTGCCACTGCTGAAGTCCGGATTTCCCGACAAAAAAACTAAAAGATACTCCCGGCAAACGTTAAAGTCAGTAATCGCCATCTTCTTTAAGACCGACTCGGGTATGTTTGATACCAGCGCAATCAGCAATCGCATAGCAGGCAAAGAACTGTTAGGACTCTTCGCTTGTGCATCGTAAAACTGCTCAACTTCTATCAGCGCAGGCTCATGCAAATGAATTTCGGTATAAACCTCTTTGCCGTCATTACTCTCAATGGGTTTGCTTAATTGAACAACTTTAGTCTTTTCCACGTTAATTCCTTAGTTTTCAGTAACTGAAATACCTTCCCAACGAACTTCGAACTCCGCATCTTCGCTTTTGACTTCCTGCGAGTTCACGGTCCACATGCCTTCACCGATGATAGTCTTGCCGTTGGCGAGTTCCGCGACGATGGTCACGTTGGTCTGGCTGTTAAAATCGGCGACCGTGGTACCGCCGCTGTCACGTACCCGACAGGAAATAAAGGAGGCGCTGGGCTTTTCTTTATACCCGTGCACACTGTCCATGCCGGTCAGGGTTTCACGGGTGACTGCTGAGGGGCTGTAGGTAAAATCACCCACTACCATGATGGAGATCCCATTCACCGAGACGTAGGCGGTCCCCGCCAGCCGGTTTGATGTATTTCCCATAATTTTCTCTTATGCTGTCGGTTGCAGACGGAACTGGTTGAGCAGGGCGAACACGCGCAACTGATTAATTAATGTGCCCGTCCAAAGAACATCCAGTCGGTTTGGGTTGTGAGCGTTGATTTCCACTTTCAACCCACTCGCAAATGCCTTTGAATCCTGCACGTAACCGTTACGCTCCAGTGTCCGGTACTGGGCGATGAGTTCGGCACGCACCACATTCGGCGTCACAATGGCCGAGCCTGCCGCAAATCGTGTGCCGTCTGCCGCCAGTTTCATACGACGAAATTTAGAGGTGATCTGCGTGCGAATGTAACGAGAGACAAACGCCAGTAAAAACAACGTTTCTATCTGCAGATAACTGTCGTCATTATCGCCATACGGGTTTTTCTGGTACGTACTAATGACATTTTCAATCTGCACTGTGCCGTCATCGGCCACCGTCACGGTTGAAATGCCGCTGTGCAGTAGATTATTGCGTTCAATCAGGCCGAGCTGGTCTTCTGCTGCCGGGGCCAGAACGCCCGCCACGGGCAAGGTCTGCAACGGCCTGCCGGGGTCATTTCTGAGTGACGGCGCGACTGCACCGGTGACGGCCGCTGACCAGATGTAATTAGGGGTCGGGGATTTCGTCACACCCAGCACGGTTTCATGCTGATTGTTGCGGCGCGCGCCGGCATCCGCCAGTTCACCGTAGGTGCCGCTGACGACACTGATCGCATGGCCGTACAATTGTTGCTCCCATGACCAGCGACCCCCTGTATCTGACAGAAAGGATTTCATCTCATCCAGTGATGTGGTATCGGTGTAGGGATTGACGATAAAATCAAATGACCGGTCGCTCAGGTTAGACAGGCCATTTTTCAGTTCCGGTGCACCCGCGCCCCCTGTCATGGGGGTGATAGTGAGAGCCAGTCCTGCCGGAGTGACCTCACCGCCTGCCTGCCCACGGTAATTGAGGCAAACGTTGATACCGTTGCCGTGATCGCCTTTATTTCTGGCGGTGACTGTCACCGTGTCATCCGTCGCGGTTGCGGTCACCGGCAGCGCAGTTTTACGGTTAATGGCGGTGACTAATGCCGCTGCAATCTGAGCCGCTTTATCCGTCGCCATGACCGTAACCTGCACGCGCTGACCGGCGATATACAACGAAATAACACCCGTATGGGTCGGCAGTGACGAAACTTTAACGCGGCCTTTCGCCGCCAGCATATTCTCGCTGTCTTTCAGGGGTAACACCCACAATTCAGCCGCCTGATCATTCGCCAGATACGCGGCGGTCATCCCGTGCAGCAATGAGCCGTGTCCAAACTGGGACGCAGCCTGTTCTGCTGAGGAAATACGGATCGGGATATCGGGCGTGGCGACGGCACTGTCCAGCATTTGCCCGAGAATGAGCGAACGCTGGGTGGCTATGGCGCTGTTTGCCATGGAGTTATCGAGCTCAACGAAAAACAGCGGCGTTCTGAGGTTATTGGGAATGCGGGAAAAAGGAATTGCCATTATTCAGCCTCCTGAGCGGCCTTTTTGACGAGTTTATTTTCCGTCACGGGTTGCGATAAACACACATCGCCATCTTTTAACCGGCGATGCCAAAATAGGGTATCCGGCACCTCGGCACCGGATTCGGGCAAAGGCTCGCCCTTAACCGGACAGCGCACCAACCGCCCGGCAACAGGTTTTACAAACATAGGATTACTCCAGATTAATTCGAATATGGGGTTCAGGGGTGTGTTCTGGCATCGCGACGGTCACGTCAATGCTATCCAGTTGATGCGTTTCAATCGGGTAAAAATCTTCCGGTCCCTGATAGTATTCAATGTCGATATCCATCAGGAGCTGGGCGAAATGCCCCTCGCCGCTGGCATCAATATCAATTTGCGAGCGAATTTCAGCATATTGCTGTATGACTTTCGTCAGTTCATAACTGTTGATGACCGCCCGCTCGATTTGTTCCCGCAGCGCCTCTAATGCCAGTTCCGCCTGTTCTGCCCCATCATCAGCATCACCGTCGAATTCCTCTATCCTGCCGGTGACCCTGACTGTCGTTGTGGTATTAAACTGAGGAACGTTACGGCCCAATGATTTTTTATGATCAAACGGAGTCTGCACCAGAATACAGGGGTAATCATCCCCGCGGGTTGACCAGTCGCGCGGGGAATAGACGCGGGATTTCGCGTCTGTTTTCCCCATAAGCGCCTGAACAACCAGATTACGGACTGTGGCTGCGTTCATTTTTTGGGTTTAATCCTGTTGAGTAACAAATGCGTCCCGCCGTGGCTGTCCGGCTGAACATCACTCACGACAAATTCAGCATTGACACTGTACACAAACACCCGGTCTTGTTGCTGTGGTGGGGATTTGAATACGGCATCACGCACACCCAGCAACGGTTTTGTGGTGTTAATGCTGCTGTCGCCGTCCAGCGATTCCACTTGCTGGGTATAAGCGCGGTCAAACACGCCCATAATATCGTACGGTTTGCCGCCATGCGGTCGCCAGTTCACCCGTTCAGCAAATTGTTGATGCAACGGTGCCAGCAGGTGTTTATCCCAGTCAATCGGCATCAGGCCTCCTGTTGGATTTTAACGCCGTCCTGAACGGTGACGGAATTGCCGGACAATAACTGCGATTTCAGCGCATCCAGCCGCATCACAACACCCAGTTGAATCAGGCGTTCCGCGTCCTCGCCAGACAAATAAATGACGGAGTTTTCAGGGTATGCCACACCATCATGCTGGACGATGTTTCCCTTCAGCACGACCCATTCCGGCGCCTCTTCATCAGAAACGCGTTCATCTTCATCATCATCCTCTGGCTCTTCCGAGAGTGTATCCGGGGATTTTGTCAGAGCCGGCTCTAACTGAGGTTCTTGCAGGTTCTCTGTCACATTCACCTGCAATTCGGGCGGTAATCCGCCCAAATCATCAGTGACTGTTTCCTGTTTTTTCGCCATCTCACACCACCCTTGCGCACAAGGCCGCATTCACCCGGCTGGGGATAACCAGCGGCGCAGATTGCATCATCAGGAAACGCTGCGCGGGATCTTGCTGTAACCACGATTTCGGCGCATAGGCCATCGGACCATAGTTAAATGCGGGGTCAAGGATGGCACCAAAGGCGCGCGTTCCCATCAGGTCAGCACCGGACATAATGACCGTCCCCTCTGGCAACATCGGTTTTTCTTTGCCATCCACCGGGTCGATAAACCAATCGTTGTACACCCACAAATCAAATTGTCCCCAGCGTCCCTTATAGACTGCGCCTTTCTGCACCTGCGTGCCGGGATTAATCTGGTTACCGTACGGGTTTAATGCCGGGAACTTAATGGCACTGTCGGTAACCGTGGTATCCAGACGGAATGCGTTCCATGACCGGGTGGTAAACACCAGATCGGTCGGCACGGCACCAGAATTTTTCAGAATGCGCTGTGACCACGCTTCAATATCCTGTGTTGGCTGGTTATTGGTTTTACCTGCATCGACCCTGGTCGGCCATTTATCACTGCCGCTTAAGGTGACAGTCAGGTCAGCAGAACGCCCGAAATTGACGACTTTCGTTTCGTAACCTACACCTGCAACCGTAATGGTGCCGCTCGCCAGCGCACTGGCCGCCATCCACTCTAATCGGCGGTTAATCATATCGATTTGGTCAGCCAGCTCAAATTGGATATTTAACATCTCACGCTCCGCAGCGGTGTACTGACCGCCAATGCGTTCCCCAATCTGGCGGCGAATGGGTTTGCGTAAATCCGGGGCGCGCTTGTCTTTGATGTAGGCTGGTCTGAATGTGTTGGTCTGAATTTTGCGGGATTCCACCAGTTTACCTTCCACTAACGGGGAAACAAACGGAGCCATGCGGCGCAGACCGACATCCACATCAACGGAGACCTCTTCAGTGTCCGATTCCACGATGTTGGGGAAAAACTTATCCAGCAGCCAGTTCTGACTGGTCAGCAGGTTCGGTACGACCTGCACTAACACGTTAGTATCATAAATATTCATGCGTTTCTCTTATAAAAAAGACGTCACAACGCCTGCCGGAGCCAGCATAGCGACGTCAATCAGAAATGGGATTTAGGCTTGTTCGCTGTCGCGCAGGAAAATGGAAAAGGTACGCAATTGGGTTTTTAATTCAGGGAGCGCCCAGCTTTCATCGAAAATCACCCGATGGTGGTTAAACTCCCCCATCAGATAAACGCCACCCGTCACACTGTCAGCGGTGGTGTCAACATTGTCCACCAGAATCGCACTGGGGATCTGACTGCCGTCTCCGGCTCCTTTTTTACTGACCGCGTATTCACCGGTGGCAGTAATAACACCCAGTACCGTACCGCGCTTCAATACACCCGCTTTGGCAATCGTTACGCTGTCGGTGACAATTTGCAACGGGCCGGAAATTAACTGGTCAGGCACAAAAACAGCCTGTGTCATGCCCGGCTGAAAGGGATTCTGAGAGAAGTTTTCCATTATTTCGCTCCTTTGTTGGCGTTATACAAACCGGTCATTTTGCTGACCAGCGCTTCGGGTGATCCTGTTGCCGGTTGGCTGGCATCCGGTCCGACACGCACTGGCGGCTCAGCTTGCATCCGGCTATCCAGTGATGCACGGTATGGTTGCGACTGCACCGTCCCCATCGCTTTCAGTGTGCTAATGGCTTCGCTGGCTGACATGCTGGTATTGAGAGCCAAATGTGCCGCCATATCCGGGCGACCCGCCGCATATTGGCTGCCGAAGATTCTGGCACAACGTTTACGCTCGGCACGACGGCCTTTTTTGACATCCTCGTCGTCTTCCGCATCAGGGTCGTCATCCTCATCGTCGTCTTCAGCATCAGGGTCGTCATCCTCATCGTCTTCTGACTTCGCTTTCTTGGCTTTTTTCCCTTTTTTGCCTTCCTTTTCTTCGTCTTGCTCTTCATCGTCTTCGGCACCTTCTTCGTGCTCGTCTTCTTCGGCACGACGGCTTTTTGCCTTGCGTGCTTTTTCATCCTCTTCTTCTGACATTTTTGCTTTCATGCCAAACGACGGGATCAGATGAGCAAATGTTGTCATAACCATATTAAACTCCAGCCTCTTTCATTAGTGTTTGAAATGCGATATCAGGTGTGGCTACAACATCAGCCAAACCCAACTGGACACCCTCAGCGGCCAGATAGCAGGCAGCCTGTGTGTCACGAATGGTTTTTTCTGTCATTCCACGGTTACGTGCAACGGTAGTCACAAATAACTGCCCCATTGCATCGACGTCAGCCTGAATAGCTTGTTGGGCTTTCTCATCGAGTGGTACGTGCGGATTACCTTCTGCCTTGCGATCCCCGTAAGTGATGATGGTGACTTTTAGGCCGTCTTCTTTAATTTTCTGCGACCAGTCACAATGGATCACAATCACACCGACAGAACCCACACCACCGGTACGGGGCACGGTGATTTTGTCCGCAGCACTGGCAATCGCGTAAGCAGCTGAGTAGGCGTTCTCGTTCAGAATGGCATGGATAGGTTTTTGGCCTCGTGACTGGTAAATCAGGTCAACCAGGTCAAAACAACCGGCAACCTCGCCACCCGGTGAATCAATATCGAGGCAGATGCCTGACGCATCAGGGTCATGTAATGCAGTTAAAAATGCCTGCCTGATACCGTCATAACCCGTCATACCACTGTACGGCCGCAGAGAACCCAGCTTTTGAACCAGAGTTCCCTGCACCGGAATCACCGCTATCCCCTCCAGTACGTCGTAACCGGTATCACGTTTGCGACGGGAAAATGAGTCATCGTCATCATCCCAGTCCCTCCCGGCCTGAATTTTAGTGATACCAAATCGTTCCATCACCGCACTCATGACCACTTCGGCTTTGCGCGGGTGTATGGCCAGTGGTGTGTTAAATAGCTTTTGGGCTAAATGGGGTAAATTCACTTAGCCTCCTGTTTGTCTGTCGGGTTATCGGGCGCAAATTCTTCTGCCTGCGCCCAGCTCGGCACAGCGATACCCAGTTCTTTAAATCGCTGAATTTCATAGTTGCGTTGGTCGACCAGTTCTTCCCAGTCTTCACCCATGTTTTCAGCGACCTCCATTTCCAGCGTCGATAAACCTGCCTCCATACTGAGAATGGCCCCTTTTTTCTCTGCAACCGGATCGACCCACCCGCGACCGGGTCCCATCCACCGTGCACGGCAATAAGAGGCGGAGGCTTCTGTAAAGTCAGGCGCACCGGCTGGCAGGGGAACATTCTCAACGTCATGGATTTCCTCGGCAAAAGCCACAGCGATGGGCTGAGCAAAACCGTTGGCATAATCATCACGGCGGCGGGTCAGCGTTTTCCACGCCTCCAACATAGCAGCGCGGGCGGATGAATAGTTAACATCTGACCAATCCTGCGTGACCTGCTGGGTGGAGAGTCCGGTTGCCGCGGCAATATTACGCAGTACCGCGCTTTCAAAGCCGTCAAAGTTACTGGTCGGACGCGCGGCTGACAGGGTGACAATTTTTTCATTCGGGAACAGATGCGGAATGCGTGCACCGTTCTGAAGATTCAGGCGCTTATCTTCATAGTATTCACCCCGTTGAGTCTGATACGCGCTCAATTCGTCGCCACCTAAATTGCTGCTGTCACCGAGGGCGGAGGCGACCATTTGCGCATCATAAGGGGATTCGATATAAGCCCCGAAAATTGCATTGAGAATCGCGGCTTCTAATTCTGATTCATCATATTTAATCAGCATTTTCAGGCGCTGAACGATAGGGGCCAGAATACCCATCCCGCGGTGTTGCGCACCGCGCTCCATATCAAAATCATGCACAACCACCGGGCGACCCCATGAGGTTTCCCGTGGTATCCGGTTCCATGTCATGGTTTTCCTACCCGACCACCAGTCACCCATATGAGCCTCCCGGATGTGATAAGCGATCGGCGCGCCGTCAGCGTCAATTTCTACCCCGCCGCGTACATGAGGCATGTCCATCAGTTCCTGCGGGTTACTCAGGCGATCGGGATCAATAATCTGAATCGTTGTCGCATAACGGGCTTTACCGGGTCCCAGTCTGTCCGTTCTGTATTGCAGGACAGCCAGTGCATCCCCATCGAGTAACTTGTGCCTGAATCCGAGGCGCAGCATTTGAGATACGGTTTGTTTGCGTTCCACATCACAGTACCGACCTTTGTCATTTGACCAGGATCGCCAGTGTGCGGTAATGAAACGACTGTACTCTGCCGCCCAGACAGCATCAAAAGACGTATTGCCGGTCAGTTGCCGCAGCATGCGGTAATCCGGTTTAAATACCGGACGGTAACAGGCACCTACAGCATTATCCAGCACACGCGTAATTGACCCGGCAGCCCAGCCATCATTACGCACCAGATCACGCATACGTGATACGATGCGGTCACGGTAAACATTAATCTCATTATCCGGTGACCCCAGCGCAGGCTGCCAGTTGGCCATCTGGTCACTGAATGAGTCAGCGGCATCGTAGGGAATACGCCCACTTCCCGATAAGGCATTAAATTTCAATTTGGCATTTGAGGGCGGTAACGGCTCACCATTAGGCCCTAAGATTTTCACGCTCATTAGTACCTCACCCTGATGGGTCGTCTTGCTGTGATCCCCAGTTCGGTTTGGATTGCCTGAATTAGTGCTAACAAATCACCTAAGCTGGTTTGTTGATATGACACTGAGCGCGTCCCGTCACCCTGCGTATACGAAAATGAGACGCCTTTCGCGCCGGTTGACAGTTCAATATAGGCTAGTTGAGCGGCATTGAGTGCAGCTTGAAGCTGTTCACGACTCATACCGGTCAGCAGCGTGGTTCTTCGCATGGGTTCTCCTTAGGGCAGAAGCTGTGCCATGCGTTTCCGTTTGGGCTTTTCCTCCGTTGACTGAGGAATAATGACCCCGGGGAAACGCAGATTGGTTTTTATTTCCAGTTGTGCCGGGGGGGTGATTAACCGATCAGGATTACCGGCGATATTGTCTGCCAGCGCATTCAGTTTCAGTCCCATGTACATCAGGCCGCATAACGCGGCGTAGCTGTAGACACGGCAATCCAGCGCTTCGTTGGCACGACCGGGAATTTGCTCCCACACGCGATATCGCTGACCACCTGACTCTTTAGTTACCGACCGCTCGGCCAATAACTGGCTGAAATAATGCAAATCACGATCAGCCGGAAAGTGCATATAGGACGGTGACGGTGTGCCATCTTCTGTCGGTTCAATGTGTAACCGGCCACGAACAGTATCTTTGGCTGCATTCACGCCAATGATAATCGGTTTAAAACTGGATTTAGACCGTGAAGTAATGCGCTTGGTGGGCCATACAGGAGAGCGTTTACCACCGCGAGCAGATTCCCCTTTGATGGCCCAAATCCGACGACCCAACCGTTCACGCGCAAAATCATACACCTTCTGTGTATGGTTTCCGCCAGAGTCCATACAGGCCGCGATAATCGCAAAACCCCGACCATCAGCACGGCGCCAGATTTGTTTCAGGTAAGCATCCAGTCGCGCCCACGGTTCGTCCGTCTCCAGATCACCTTCAATCACATCGTAGGCAATGGACCAGCTCTCTTCGCTGCGTCCCCATCCCACCACTTCGATTTCAAAGCGATCCCCTTGGGTATCGATACCTGCCGTCATGACAGTCACACCGTCCGGTACTTCTGCCGCCCACACCTCGCAACGCTCCAGTAACTTACGCTCACTGAGGGCTTTTTCACCCCGGTCTTCATAAGGTTCACCCAAAACAAGGTTAATAAACGTCTGGCGCATTAACGGATCGTCTTTCACCCGCAACCATTCGGCGACCAGATATTTCCATGCCGCATTCGGGAACAGGCTGTAACCCGCCCAGATATGAAAGCCCGCATGACCGGTAAACGGTTTTTCAGCCCGCCACTCCCCGCCTTTGATCATGAGGGGTTTGTCACTGTCATGAATAACGCAGCCGTTATGACGGCAAACGTAATACGCGGTATCCGGTAATCCCTTGTCATTGCTGTCTTTATCCCATTTCAAGCCGTAAGGGGTATCAGGACCACCCCATTCCAGAACCTGAAACTCGCCACAATATGGGCAGGGGACGTGGTAGTAGCGTTGATCACTGTCCTTGAAGGCTTTTTCTATCCGGCTGGTCTCTTTTACGGTCGGCGTAGAACCCAAGACAATTTTTCGGTTCCAGAACGTTTCGGAGCGTTTAATCCCCAGTGCGATTTGGTCACCTTCCGCCCCGGCACCGCCAGAGGGATACCCGTCCACTTCATCGAATAAGATGATGCGACAGGTGATACGACGAAACCCACCCGGCGAGTTAGCTCCCACCAGGGTTAAATTAGCCCCATTGGAAAACTGCTTCTTAAGAATGGTCTGCCCACTGTCTTTGGCTTTCGCCTCCCCCGCAATTTCTTTCAGCACCGGCGTATCCCGCAGCATCGGCGCGATTTCGGTCTTGCTGTAGTCCTCGGCATCCTCCACGCGGGGCTGCACCACCAGTATGGGTGACGGGTCGTGAGACAGATAATAGCCGACAACATGGTCAAGGATTTTGGTGTAACCCACGCGGGCCGATTTCATGACAGACACCTGAGTCACATTCGGATCGGTAATGGCATCCATCATGCCATCCTGATAACCAAAGGAGCGGAATTTACCCGTTTGGGCACTGTTCTCTTTGGACAGAACGGCGTATTTATTGGCCCACTCGCTTAACGATAACGGCTCCGGGGGACAAATGTCAGAACGGCACTGATTCAGTACAAGGGTAAAGTTTTGCCATGCTGCATTATCCCCCTTGTTTACTGTGATCAAGGCTCAATTCCTCCATTGCCTCGTAGATGATTTCCTGTAAGGCCGCGACAAACGCCGTATCCGTTGAGGTGGTTGCCAAGGCTTTCAGTCGGGGGCCGTGTTCAGGGGCGATAGCGATCAATCGGGTGCGCATCCGGGCGTATTCCTGCCTGACCGCATCAATCATATCCTGCCACGGTAACACCTGACCGGATTTCAGGTCGTAATCGTACTGGGTCAACAGCGCCAGATAGTTTTCCTTCATGGTCCGGGCTTCATCCAGTGACATCGTTGCACCCCGTTCAGTCAGAATGCGCTCGACAATTTTTGCCGGGGTATCGGGGGCTGGGTTGTTACCTGAAGTGTTACCCTGGGGGGTGTTACCCTGTTTGTTACCTTTGTTGTTACCTGTTGCTTGTTTTTCCGGTCGGGTAACAGTTTTCCGGTAACGCGCAATATTGGCATTTGAGGCCTCAACATTGATGTCGTCACCGTCCGTAACCAGCCAGCCACGGGCTTTCCATGTGGTGACGGTCTTGCGGCTGACACCGTGTAATTTGGCAAATTCGGACTGGTTCATCTGTTACCCTCGTGTTACCTGTTACCCAAATTTCAAAATTTTGTAGCTAGTGAAATATCGCGGCGCGCAATGCCCGTGATATATCAAAGGCTTAGGAAGGACCCAAAAAATTATGCGGGTTACCATCTCTGTTACCTCACGTTACCCGACTTCTTTTGCCTCCGGCGCTGTATCATCAGCGTCTGCTACTCCCGCTTTCATGTAATACTCTACACTTGACATGAGGTTTTCTTTTTGCGCATTCACAATATGCTCGTAGACTAAAGCCACTCTCATTTCAAGGGTTATAGGGTGTCCAACCTCTCTCTTTATTGGTTGACTAGGGTCAAAAATATTAGCCACCTTTAGATAGTTTTTACCAGAATCACACCAAGGCACATAAAGGCTTGATTCAATAATTAGAAGTTCGTCCTTTTTATAAACTCTAACGTTTATGTTATCTCTCAGCTTATCTTTAAATTCTTTAAAAGCATCGGCAACGCCTCCTTCACTTTCGTCGACAGAAGGCGCTGCGGCATCAGCGTCAGCAACTCCTGCTTTAATAAGAACAGACAGAAGTTCTTGCCTGCTCATCGATTTCAGGCGAGCGATAGCTTCTTGCGCTAGCTGCATTTGAGTTTCCATATAACACGCCTTATAAGTTTGTTGGGACCGCGGTCCCAGTTCATATTTTTGAGACCAGATTAGCCATTGTGAGCGCGGCTAAGGTCTCTAACTCTTTGTTCCGCTGTTTGAGTATGTCCTCAAAATCAGCGGGTCCTTTCTGCTTGCAGCCGTATACCGTACCGCAAGTCATATCCGCCTGAGTATCAATACCACCGACCAATATACAATCGCACAGCTTGACATTCTTGCCCGCGTCTTCATCTTCTTCATCGCTTCCGCTGCCCCTTTTAGGATCTTCTGTTTCAAGCGCGATAAAGCTGTCCCTAATATTTCGGGCGATGTATTTCGCCCTGCTCTCATCAATATAGCGGCGAGACTCCATTTCTATATTGAGTGCATTCACTAAAGCTTCTCGTGCTGCCTGTTGTGATTCATAGGGTAATTGTTTGAATTTCATCATTAAGTTCCTTATATTGGTTTAACTGGGACCGCGGTCCCAGTTACTACTTAGCCGTTCGTATCGCCTCATCCAACGCTTGACTGATAGCAGCAGGCATCAACGATTGAGCCATTTGTTGCGCCCGTTCCTGATAACCGAGTATCGGTTCAACGGGTAAGGCGTCACCAAACCGAATAAGCAGTTTTGGCGGTCGCTGTTTCTGCCTCGGTCTGCGGGTGCCATTCGATGAGCGTTTTAACCGCCTCTTGTTCTTTTTCACTTTCTTGGCTTTCTTACGCCGCCACACACCATTAACATTTTCTCCGTATCGTGTTGAGACTTCGCCAATAAACGTATCCTCTTTGCCTTTTAACTGACTCAGCTTGTTTCGGGGCAGGTTTCCGTGCTTGTTGAGTTTGACGTTCTTGGGGTTGAGTAAGGCTGAACCATTCAGTTTGTGAACGCCGCCAACCTCAAACGGCTCCAGATAACCGGCAGCGGTTGGCATCACGGACACTTTCGCGGTCAGATTATCTTTGCGAGCACCCTGACTTCTGACTGATTTCACGGTGAATGACGTTGGGTTCTCCAATCGACGTTCTAGTGCGACCTTCTGTGCTTTCTCTATCTTACGCGCAACGCTGGTTAGCGCCTGAGCCATAGCGAACGGGATTTGCTTTCGTATCTTTGCCAGTTGGTTGGAAAGATCATTCAATGTGGCCATATTCATTCCCCAGACAAATAATCCTGCATTATTGGGCTATCATTATTCGAATCACCTATAATGAATTGGCCAATCACAGGAGTTCATATGAAAAAATTAGTCATCCTGTTAGCCGCATTACTTTCGTTTGGTGCTAACGCTAAAACCCGAGTCGATGTGTCTAAAATTCATGGGAACATTAAAGTTGTTAGCTCTGGTGCGGACTATAAGGTGAAGATTGTGAACTCATCACCCGACCTGAGAGTCAAAGTTGTGACCAGTTCCGCGAGTGCGCCGAGTAAATGGAAAATGGTAAATTCATTCCCTGATTACAAGATTCAGTTCGTCAACGCATTCCCTGACTTTACTATCAAATACGTCGATTCGTTCCCCGGCCCAGTCAAGTAATTCACTATAAGTTGGGTCTGCATAAAACTGATATAAAACTCTGTACAACCCACTCAGTGAATAGCTTGTTCAGAATTTGCCGTCTCTCCGGCTGTCACATCACTTCTTCTGCCTACAGCGGATGTTGCTGATAATGACCGTCCTACACGGTGGCATGGGTTATTTTGATTCTGTCGGTACGCTTGATGCTAAGGAAACAGGTCTCAGCTAATACCGGCAGACGGCGATAACCCGGCGCAAATAAAAATGCCACCAGTCCGTGTGCGTTAGGTACGCGGTGGGAACGAAGTGACAGCGTGCGTTATCAATATTCCTTTAACCTCTCAGGGGAATGGTAAGGGAATAAAAAAACCACCACGGGAGGTGATGGCTTGGGTATTCCTTTAACCACTCAGGGAGCAGGCAAAGAAATATTGACTTTAGTTTCAGAGAGTAACTAATTGTTAAGCATTATTCGCTTGTTATTGGGTGAAGATGGGTTTATTAGATTTACCAGTTTTTGTGATAATAACGTTGTAAAAGATGTGGAGAATGATTATGAAAAAATATCTTCTTCTTGCCCTAGTGGCAGGTTCTACATTTTTATCTTCAATGCAGACTTATGCTTTTTTCTGCGCACCTGTGATTCTAGTACCCCCAGTATATGAAGAGTGTGTAGCTAGCTGTTATTCGGCAGGGCGAGGGGAGGCATTCTGTTTATAATAACAATCAAGCAGGAGACAGGATGGCTCCTGCCACCCCAGTATCATTTGTTCTGAGGTGGCAAGGTGTTCTTTTCTGCTGGGTGGTGCATTAAAACCGTCTAAATCGCCTGTGCAGGATTTCACAATACAGCTTCATTGTTGATAACTGCGTGTCTAAAAGAATCTGATCAACCTCATTTAACTTGTAATAGGTTGCACTACCGATGAAGTCGGATAGTTTTTCAATCCTTTCATCAAGTTCTTTCATTTCATCAATAACACGTTGTTGATGTGGTTGTATGGCTTGTTGGTCGTTCATTTCTTCACCTTATAACATCCAGTATTCACGTAATCCCTCAATCCAAGGAACTGGCTTTCGAGGGTTTCAAGTTCTCCGAGGAGACGTACATAATCTTGTTCAGCGTCTTTCGCCAGTCTGGCGGGTCTTGAACTATCCACGCCGGAGGGGGCAGAGGTTTCACGCACGGGGCACTCGGCTTTGACGAACACGCGCTGAGTGTTAGTGCGCAAATCGTCACTGAGCTGATCAATCTTAGATTTAGCATTGGCAAGTACCTTAAGACGTTTAGCATCCTGTTCATGCAGGATATCAATGTGCGTGTTCTGGTCGTTGATACGGTCAGTCAGTTGCTGGATTTCATCGGACTGAGAGTCGTTGGTGATTTTCTGTTTCACATACTCAGAACGGTAATAATAGGCCACCGCTGTCATCCCTATCAGAGCCATGATCGTGTAGTGGGTTGCGCTGAGTTTCATGACAAAAACATCTGTTGCTCAGATGCCCTGCGCTTAGTCAACCCGTTCATCACCTTACCTGCCGCTTTATCCCATCGGGGAAACTCATCCGCCGCACCTTTGTAGTCACCGGCATTGAGTTTCTTAAACAAGGTAGAGCGAACAAAGTTGCCCGCACCGCAATTGAAAATAAACGAGCACAGGGCATCAAACTGACCTTGGGTTAATGGCACCTTAACCGCGGTTTCCAGCGTGATGTAAATAGGTTCAAGGTCATCATGTAAAAAGGCTTCGGCCTGCTGCTCAGTAATCACATCGCCTTTCTTAACACCTTTTGTATGCCCGTAGCCAATCGTCCACGGAATGCCTCCCGTCGCAGGATCGGGATAGGCTTTCAGTTTCAGGCCTTCCCATTGCTGAATAAATCTCAAACCGTTCTCGCTGATTTTCATCGTTGGTCACCTGTCACTCTGTTCCAGAAATATGTGAGGGCTATGCTTCCCATGGCGCCGGACATGCCCGCGCTGGCATAGGTCAGAAATAAACTCAGTCCCGCCTCAAGGCTGATAAAACCCCCTATCAATCCGGTAAAGCCTGAAATGGCGACCTGAGCAAAGGCCCCAAACCAACTCCAGCGGGTATTGTTAGTTTTTAAATCGATAAGGTAGCGGACTATTCCGCCCCAGGCTGAAAGCAGCAAAAGCAGCAGCCATTGATACAGTTCAAAGCTGCTTGGGTCTTTGTTTGGCATACGCATAATCCACCCCATCAGAACAATGGGCGTCCGTGGGGTGAGTTATGTCAGCCCCGGTGAGTTGAGTTAATAGGAGGTCGATATGGGAATAGGAATAGGTGATAGTTAAGTTAAGCTGTCAGCTTAAATACTTTAAATCCCGATGACTGAGATTCAGTTTTGTATTTTTCAATACTCAATCTCATTCTTTGTTTTCCCAGTTCGGTTAAGTTAAGCGGCTTACCCAATTCATTTAAGTAATCCATAGACGCTTTTAGTTGCTTTTTCACCTCAGTACCGGCTAATTTATAGGTGTCCTCTAAATTTTCGGGTAACTGAACCAAGATATAATTTAATTTAATATTGTTATTTTTACTCACTATCATGGTTGCTTCCCCCGTCGTTGCTGAACCCGCGAAGAAGTCCAAAACAATATCGCCGTCACTCAGGCCCTTTAAAGAACTAATCAGTTCAGTCACGAGCTTTAAGGGCTTTTTCCCGTTTTTGAAAGGTACACCCCCTTCATTATCAAGCCCTGTGGTTTTAATATGCGACCAAAAATCACCCGGGTGAACAAACAGGTGATCAGAGGCAAAGATTAATTGCAGTCTGGGGTGTCGGCGGGTTTCTGAATAGGTTCCGCGTACCAGATAGACCAACCCCTGCGCTGACTGAACAGAAAAAACATCCTTTGTTTTTTTATTTTTCCGCTTTTCTTCACTGAGTTTGTGAACGCTGCTGGATTTGACACACTGACCTATTCGCCAGCTATTATCGAAAAGCCATTCATTCTTTTTGGAAGCCGGCCCTTTATATACGTCGGACAAAGACTTTAACGTGACGCCCGATAAAATTTCATCCAGTTTATTTAACTGCTCATCACTAAGATATTCCGACTCTTTTATCGCATCATAAAAATCCCTGTGCTCCCGGCTAAAATTATCCAAATAGATATTATACGCCGGGTCCCAGATGGGTTTCTTTATGGGGGTAAATTCAATATTATTGATACCACTCGGTTTTATCACCATGATATATTCTTTTAACTTTGGAATGGTGCCCCGTTTTTTGACGCTGGTCATTTTCAGGCCACTGGCTTCACTCATTTTAACCGCAATGATTTTAATGGCATCGTAGCCAAATATTTCTTCACACACCTTCACTAAATTAAAGACTTCATTATCATCGATAGAGATAGCGATCATTCCTTCCGGATGCAGTAAGTTTTTAGCCACGAGCAGCCGTGGAAATATCATATTCAGCCAATTTGTATGACGCCGATCCGATGTATCGAACCTGTCTTTATAAATAAAATCCTTGCCGGTGTTATAGGGCGGGTCGATATAAATCATCTTTATCTTTTTGTGATAAGACTTCTGTAATATTTTAAGCACTTCAAGGTTATCGCCTTCAATAAACAGGTTCTCGGTGGTATCCCAATTCACACTCTCTTCCTTGCATGGACGTAGTGTACCGGTTGATGGCGTCTGGGCAATCTGACGGGCACGCGCCTTACCCTGCCAAGTGAAGCTATAGCGCTCGTCTGAATCATCAACGGCTTCACCCAGCGCCGCTTTTAAGGCGTCAAAGTCGATTTTGCCTTCCGAAAAGACCTCAGGGAAAAGCTGCTTAAGTTGAGCGATATTTTTTTGCGTGATACCCGCGCTCTTAGACTCCGGGGGGTTCAGGGTGATGTTTTCAAGGGTCATCAGAGGAGTTCCATTTATTGCCACTGTGCAAAACTGGGATGGTTCCGATATCGGAATTCCGGCATCGAATGAATATCAAATAGTTAGGATTGCAGATACGAAAAAGGCCGCCTCAGCGACCTTCGATAATTTGGTGGAACCTCTCGGAATCGAACCGAGTCCTAATGCTCTTCAGGCATCCGCGCGAACCCTCTACGCCAAAGTTCCAGAAATGAAAAAGGCCACACATTAGCGTAGCCTTGAAATATTCATCTAAATATCCCGCAAGTCTGGGATTTTGAACTACGAAATATCTTTTCGTAGTTGGATTTACGACGGGTAGATAGCAAAAAACCCCGCCGAGGCGAGGTCTGAGATTCGGATAAGGCCACCTAAGAAACACTTACGGCAACCTTATACGAAAGTATTGCTCATTTGCTCATTGATGTCAACACGTTCTATGCAATCTTTTTAATTTTCTCTACACGTTTGCGAGTTTTAAACGCATTTTGCAGAGGTTGATACAACAGATAGATGCTGGCACTTAAAATCTCATCCACTTCACGACGACATGTACCACGGGAAGGCTTTTTCAGCCTCCCCCCAGAGCGAGTCATCATTTTGCGTGGATTTGCGACTCGGTGATAGTAAGATGCAATCGACAGTTTCGAGGCACCATGAGCGTAGTAACTCAGTAAAATACCGTAGGCTTTTTGGTCAATGCACATGACGGAATCGACGACCTGAGAAATCAACATTCCATCATCATCATTGCATATCGGCCTGTCTTGTCCCTTACGGGGTTCTACGCTCACCATGAACTTGTAGATCATGTTCATCTGGCGCTTATCAATCCTGCCACTGTAAACCCATGCTCCCCATAAATTTAACCATCGTTCAATCCAATCTTGTTGCTCTGTAGTGAGCTGTTTCTCCCTGATACTACTCATCTCACCTCCGGCAATACTGTGTGATAATCATCATTGGCCGTACTAAACATGATCCTGACGCCGTGCATGACTTCACCGACAACAATAGCGCGGTCTTTTTTCTGGATGATGTTGTAGTCCTTGCCGTATTTCTCTTTTTTATGTCTGGCATCCTCGATAGCCTCATAAAAATCATCGAAGACTATGTTCATGCCGCCTCCATAAACTCGCGTTTCCTGCGCTTTTCGTAATACCGTGCCCGACGGGTGAATATTTGTTTCACTCGTTTGAGATAATCGATATTGAAGTTGCGCGTTTTATTATTTGATTCGAGAGCCTCAACCCTGCCGAGGCCAATTCGTTTGATGAGCCGGATGCGATATTCAACTGCGTTACCACTGAGTTGACGATTACATTGGGTGCATGATGAATGGACGTTAAAAACATTAAATCTCAAATGTAATGCCGCACCTCTTGACCTGTAATGGCTGGCATCAATGGCACTGCCAGTCAGATAATTATTAGCGCCTACCAATTTACAGCCACAACTGACACACTCTTTCCTGTGGTCTCTGGCGCGTATGTACTTATTAAACGCAGCCTGAGCTTCTTTCTCCCAGTCAGATTGGGATTTTAGCTTTTCTTTTCTGGCTTTCAGTTCCTGACGCTCAACAGACTGCTGACGGCGCAATTCTCTCTCGGCCTTGCGCGTGGTCTCTTGTTTGGCATATTGGACAGAGCAGGGAACTGAACAGACTGTTTGAGTGGATCGGTATGGCGTGAATTCGGTGAGACAGATTTTACAGGTCTTCGGCTTCGGCGTTTTTGCCTTTGCCATTCCCTACATTCTCCATGTCTATGATTTTTCTGACAGCCTCTTTTAACTCTTCTTCGATATCACTGGTTCTTCTCAACCGCGGCAATAGAGGGCATCCAGCCCCTTCACCGTGCTCTTTGTTGCATAAATAGCACCACCATGACCCGCCAGTTATTCGAATCATCACCTATCCCCCAACACCAGTCCCATAATCAGCATTGACGCTGCCCAAATTCCGATGAATATGAGGTACTTCATTTGATTTGCTCCACATGCAGCCCATGGCCAAATACCGCCCCTGTGTCGATATAAAGCTGGTTCCAGTTCTGTTTGGTTATTGGTGCGGGAGTGTGGCCGAAGATGAACAGATCAGCGCCTGTGATTGCTCCACCGATATCATCACCAGCATTGTAAATCCGGCCTCGGTTCCAGATGACAGATTGCCAGTCAACCTCTCTGCCGAACTCATATTCGTCATCGGGATAATCGGCATGGGCCACAATGATTTTTTTATGTCCTGTGTTCACCTCGATAATCAGGGGTAATTTCTCAGCCCGTTTCAATAATGACCGAGCTAATATTTCCTGTTCAGCATCCAGATGCAGGAACCACTGACCGCCATTGTAAAACCACAGGTTACTGTCTCCGTTGTGAAATAGCGCATCTATCGCCATCTGCTCATGATTGCCCCGAACCGCCCTGAACCACGGTTGCGTTATCAGGTCGAGACATTCGACATTTCGATCCCCCCTGTCAATCAGGTCGCCTACTGATATCAGTAAATCATTTTTATAATTAAAATCAATATGTTGTAGTCTATCCATCAATAGCTGATAGCATCCGTGCAGGTCGCCAACCACAAAAATACGCTGATACTGATCGCCATCGATTTTCAGGTAATTTCCGCTTCTGATTTCGTTCACCGTTCCTGCTCCTTCTTGAGTTTCATGTATTCGCTGTCGTCGGGTATTGTCACGAAACAACCCAATCCAGCAGCCCATTGTTCAACCTGTTCCATGAATCGAAACATCTCGCCGGTGTCCAGTTTGGATGTCTGTTTCAACGTCCTAACGTGCTCAACCTCTTGGGTTGTGACATCTATCCGATCAATAACCTCATAGCCCAGAAACGTGTGCTTGAGCATATCCTTGACCTCATCTGGGGAAAATTTAGCGCCGTTAGATTTCAGATAACGACTAATCTCACCGAACCACATATGCGCGGTCGCGTTCTGAGATGACGAGCGGGTGTTTTTCCACGGTTTGATGATGATGCGGTGAGGTTGGTTTGTTGCTAGAACTTCTTTGAGTTGTTGCCACGCAGCTTGTTTGGTTGATTCATGGAATAGAAAATTACATTCCATAAAAGTCCTTAATTTTCATTATTCCAGTTATTTAATACTTGATCTCTAACGTCGCTTTCACATCTTAACCACTGCACGGGAGTAGTTCTTTTATTGCACGATTTACATAAGACAAAACTTTTAAACTTTTTTTCTCTTTTAAAATATTTTGACTCTATAAATACAAGTTCATTCGTTCCACAATTACTGCATAATTTCGGATTAGCCATTCCATCTAACCTCCGTTATTTGCCCTCTGGTTAATGTGGTCTACCTGTTAAATCAGTCATTGTTTGTCTGTATTGGTTCTCAAAATCCCGCAAGTATTCTCTTGACCATCGTACAAATTCCTTTTTGCATTTACGGATCTGGCGTTTGGTTGGCTTGGCTGGGAAAATATAATGATCCTCATCCCAATCGACTGATATTTTCAGAATCCAAAATCGGTAATCAGTGTTGAAATCGACGTAATATACGCTTGCTTCCACAGGATAGCCGATGTGATATTCACTCATCGTCATTTGCCCTCTGGTTCCATGCCTGAATTGCTGCGTGTTCATCGGTTCCAGCAGCAACTGACTGGAAACATTTCCAGCACTCAACAAACTGCTGCCTTTTAAAACCTATAATTCCAGATTATCGTCGCTACCGCATTCAGGACACGGCTTGAGTTCATCTGTCATACCCCCTCCATCAGCTCATCAGGAATGTCAACCTCGTCACCTAACTGAGCAGCCACTACAGCGCGACAAAACGCAATTTGCAGAGTGTCCCCAGATGCCAGTCTCATTGTGTCCTGCCCGTGCCACGGCTTACCATAGGCAAATGCATTCCATGTTTTATTGGCTCTACGCTGAACCATGCCGAACGATTTGCAGTATTTATCCATTAACTGCCCGCACTGTTCCCAGTCGGTTGAAGGTTTAAGCGTGTATTTACCAACATTGGATACAAAATAATCGCGATTTGGCGCTTGAACTTCCGTATTATCCTCGTTAACGGTTCCGCCAATCGCCAACGCCACCGCATAATCCAACGCCCTACCTGTCAGTTCACTCGTTTTGATTTTCATTCTGCCTCCGGATTATCAACCGTTAAATCATCAAGAGACCATGAACGAAAACCTTTACTCTCAATGTAATCTCTTGCCTTATCCATGTCACTAAATGCTGCTATAGGCTCGAAATCACCTTCAAATCCTGGAATACATACAATCCATACTTTCATCTCAAAAGTCCTTCTTGTGGGGTTAAAATTCAATGTCTTCTTGATACTTATCAGATTTAACTCTGGTGAAGTCAGCAGGATCTAACCCGCCACGAGTGTGTGTAAAATAATACGTTTTTTCAGCACCCGGCGCATGTCGTGACTTCGTGCAAATAATTTCCGTAATCCCTTTCATTTCGGTATTGGAATTGTATTTTTCATCACGATAGACCATGAAAATCACATCAGCCACTTGCTCTATCACGCCAGACTCACGGAGATCGGAATTCATGGGGCGTTTGTTAGCTCGCTGCTCCAGATTACGGTTCAACTGGGCTAACGCAATAACCGGACATTTCAGCTCTTTAGCCAGATTCTTTAAACCTGTCGCTATTTCACCGACTGATTGGTTCATGTTGTCAGGGTTCGACATTTTCATGATTTGCAAATAATCCACGATGATTACACCAAGCCCCCCCGTTTGCTTATGCATTCGGCGGGCTTCTGCGCGGATTTCATTAATACTTACAGATGTTTTGTCATTGATGTATATCGGCGATGTTTGGACATCATTGAGCGCATGACCTAGCTTTCCCCATGCTGCGTTCATCATTTCTTTCGTGCTGTTCTCACCCAATAGATCTTCTTTTCGAATATGCGCATGATGGAATGTAATTCGCTCCGATATTTGCCATGTCGGCATTTCCATACTGAAAAACATCACGGGCTTGCGGTTTTTAAGTGCCACTGATTTTGTTATTGCGGTACTGAGTAGGGTTTTGCCCGTACCGGGACGACCGCCAACCACAATAAAATCCGTGTTGTTAAATCCCCCGAATGCTTTGTCAATGTCAGGCATACCCAACACCGTTTTGTACTTCCAGATATCGCCATTTATCATCGATTCAATAATTTCTATCGACTCCTCAACGCCTGCCATGATGTGAGCTGTTCCGCCATCATTGGCACTCCCCAGATTTGATATCTGATTCTCAATATCGCCTGCAATGTCCTGAACTGCACTGATCCCACCTTGGGTAATTCTGGCGATCCCCGAATGCAAGACCGACAACATTTGGCGGGTCATTGATAATTGCTTAAGCTTATCGACATAGCTAGGTAGCAGGCTAATGCTGGGGACGTTCTTTGCGCATTCAGCGATGTAGGCAAACCCGCCGCAATGACCAGAGTCACCACTTTGCTCAAGTTCACTGTTTAGCAACACCAGATCGAACTTGCTACCTGCCACATTAAGCTTTTTTAGTCCTCTCAGGATCAGCCTGTGAGCAACAGAGCTGAAATCATTTTCCGTCAGGGACTCAACCGCGCTGATAGCGATATCAGAATAATCATCACCTGCAATCAAAATACTGCCAATGACCGCCCGCTCTGTATGAATATCAGAAAATTTTTCCATGTTAAGCTCCGTTGCGCCGAGTGATATGTTCCCGTTTTGCCTGCTCGTAGACCTGCGACCAGTTTTCCGGTTTGAGTATCCAGTCCAGTGTTAACCACGGTTTTTCTTCCACCTGACTGAACAGGGAAGATTGGCTGATCAAGTCGAAACAAGTTTCCATATGCTGAACCTCTCGCCATTTTCCTTTGTTGGTTTTACCGTTCCATACCGATTCCAGATTCCGATAGGCTGGTCTGCGCTGCGTCCACTCCTGAACCTCAACAACACGAGCAGGAATTTTGCTATTCCACAGGCTAATCAGTTCCGAATGGGGACAGTCAACAGGGTTTCGGTCTATTTTCTCTTTCCACTTGATAGCGTCAGACAAATAACCGTCGAAGCGACTCATGCGGCATAAGTTTTCAGGTTTCAACTTCTCGCCATACTTCCATTGGGTGACCGCCCATTCGATAACTAACTTGATTTCATCGGCTGTGTAGCATTGCCCTTTGCTCTTCACGGTAGACAATGCTTTCAGGAAGGGAGCCGTTGATTGAAATCGGGAGCGAGTGAGCTGGTTAAAATAATCCAGTATTTCGAGAGTGAGATTTTCTTCCCCCGTGGGGGTAAGGGGGATCTTTTCTTTTTTCTTTAAAGTATTTCTTTTGTGTGTCTCCAAGTTAGAGACTGGATTTGTCTCTAGGTTAGAGACATTTTTTGTCTTCAAGTTAGAGACACCGTCTCTAGGTTGTTTTTTCCATGCGGATATTTCTTTGTTAACTCCAATTTTACTTTCATTCAGTAAAATATAATTCATTGAAATTAATTCTTTTTTTGCTTTATTAACATTCTGTCTGGATAAGCCAGAAGCATCAGCTAATTGTGAATCAGAGATCCTGTCTGACTTTTTGCTAAATCCGTACGTCTTTCGAATTAGCGCCAGCATCAATCTTAATTGCCGTACTGTTAAATCAGAGTGAGTCAGTGACTCCAGTAGCTCGTTTGCTATCTTGGTATATCCATCTTCAAGATTCGCCACCGTCGGCCTCTCTTGCCTGTTTTTAGCTCCAAAATCAGCGTATGCAACATTACTCATGGCGTTTCCCTCCGGTCAGTTCTTCGCGATGCTCGTTGCGTAACTTCGCATCCTCCAGAGCATCACGCAGTTTTTTAACACCCTGCTCAGTTACCTGACGAGCGACCTGATCACGCCGGTTGTTTTTATGTACGCCGCTATCACTAAATTGATTTTTCATGTATAATTACCTCTACGAAATGTTGTTTTGAGAGGGACTTGCATACTTCCTCTCCGTCGTTAAATCGACATCTCAAGTTGCATTTCAGAAGCCTCGTTGGTGCCAGCCTTCGAGGTTTTTCTTTTTGGGTATCGGATATACTCCAATGCCTCTATCAACGCCTTCGCATCCTCCCGATTTATCACTACGTTCGTGTCTGGCGAGTCATACTCAATAGCCACCAGAAAGCGCGCCATTTTCTCAATGAAGCTGAGTTCAGCGATTTTTTGTGGACGCTGCCAACGTGTGATTTGTGATTCATGAACGCCAATTATTCTGGCTACATTCCGTGAGCCGGTGAGTACTAGTTTGTTAAGTAGCTCACTTTCCTTATTTCTGAATAATTTGCTGTAACTTGCGTACTCCATGCGTAAAATTCCTAATGTTAAGTTTTGTTTAATAAATGAACGAAAATATCAACTATGCTAGATAGATGATGGTTGTAGTTTGAGCACTAAAAGATTGGTACAGTTTGCGAACCTCTTAATGAGTTGTGCAAATTGATAAGAGGCTACCCGATAATTTCGGATTGGTTATGATTTAGCCTACCAACGAGGGCGTTTGATAGGGACTCTCCACACGGGCGGAGCATTCATTGTAAAGAGCGGGGGGTTAGGCTGCCTTGGGTGGAAATATGTCATCGAGAGAAACATTCGCGCCGTTGCTATTAAAAATCTCGACAAATTTGCGACATAATGTGAGATCTATTTTTCTGCGGCCAGTTTCATAATGGCATATTGCACCTCTTGTGCATCCCACGTGAGCAGCTAACTCTGATTGAGTTAATCCAAACTGTTCACGGTATAAACGTAGTTTGTTCATGCGAACCTCCTTTTCAGACTCAAAGTATACACATTGTATTCAAAACATCAACAAGAGTGTACTACCTGTGAGTCCAAAATATTGTATACGGATCGTATAATCCAGATATGAACATGACTTGGTTTGACATAGCTAAAGACCAAATGAAGGTCGTTGGCATTACATACGATAAATTAGCTGAACATCTCGGAGTAACAAGAGGTGCGGTAGGTCATTGGCTGAACGGAAGAAGGGAGCCGTCGCTGAAAGAGATCGCGGCAATATTAGGTTTTATAGGGATTAAACACGTTGTTTTGAATTCAGATGGTACAGTTTCTGACATCACGGATTTATCTCCAAATTCAGTGAATGTCGAATCTGAATCAAAGCTGACAAAACAACAAGAAGAATTATTGGAGCTATTTGATAGCCTACCCTCCGAAGAGGCTGATAGATTTCTGCGTGAAATGAAGGCGCGATCGGCGCATTTTAATGCGCTTTTTGCCGAGATGCTGGCGAAGCGTGGCATTAAAGCAAGTTAGCAAAATATGTTGCATAAATAAACTGTAACCAAACGAAATGTTAACTGCGTCGTAAATTTTAATATTAGCCCTCTTTAGCGAGGGCTTTTTTATGCCCTATCTATTCCCTTTCCTTGGTCTATTAGCGACCGCAATCACAAATTCAAATAATCTCAAAAATTTATTTTCTTATAAATCAATAAGTAAATTCTAATCACCGACAAGGTGTACGATTTGTGGTTGCATTGAGGTATACGTTATGTATACTTTAACCATCGAACAGGCAGGACGCCCACGAAGTAGCCGCTACAGGCGTATGAAAATGTAGATGATTCGATACCAAGTTAAATCTAAGCAGTACCTACAATGAATGCTCCGCCCGTGTGGAGAGTCCCTACCCAAAGTGATTTTTGGGGCGTGGTTAGCAGAGTCTAAGGATAGACGCAGAGAGTCGCAGGAAATTTTGCGCGTCGCTAAAAGATACGCGGTTAATTTTCGAACGGCTTTCCATTTCATTAACTGCGCCCCAAAACTTACTCATGGGGATAACCAAATGGAAAGTATCACTATTTTACCTAAAGGCGGTCGGTTGAGTTCCAAAATGTGCCGCTATCTGGAACGTGGCGACCTAGTGACTCATCACCGTTTAGAAGAACACATCCGCCAGTCTGAAATAAAAGCGCTTGAAAATATCATTGATGAGGCTTTCGGAGTAGAAACCGAACCGCGCAAAGTACTGGTACTCAAGCGCAAACCACAAAATGATGGCGCTAATGTAATAGCCAATCTGATTGTTCAAGTTAAAGAGAATGACGAACAGCAAGAACCAACACCCAGCTTCAATAATTGCTGCATGAGCGAAGTAGCTCTTTACTCAACCAAGCAAAGAGCTAGCAATCGGATACTGGAGTCAGGCGGCGTGACGGCGAGGTGAGATTTTCTTTCTCAGATATTTAATCAGCATTGATGGAATATAAACTATAGCCGCGCTGATAAGGTACATCGTAACGAAATAAGCAAAGGTTTCTGGCGAAACACTAGGATAGTGTTCGCGTAGCCATAATTCGAGTGGCTCAGGACGAAACACTATTAACAGGATGTAACCCAAAAAAGCAAAGTTCGATTTGTTAGCTTTCTTAGCCAACCAGCCGACAATCTTTTTACTCCGACTTCTATCCATAGATTAAATTTTATTCTCATTATAGTAGGGAATTTATTCTAACCGATTCCTTCGCGTTGGGGAATGCGAGGAAGCCCACGCCGCCTGAGTGGGTTATCAAATCAGGCAACTAACTCCAGCTAATTCCAAATAAGCAATATTAATTCTGAAAGGAAATAAAAATGAATAAGCAACAATTTAAAAAGGGTTTTAGTGAATTTCGTAAAGCAGCACGTGCAGCAGTTAGAAGTGACAATAAAGCTGCATTCTTTGATTTATGCTCTAGCTTTTTTAATCAGTTTAAACCCAGTGATAGACCAGTTTCTATTTCTATCTGGATGTATAAAAGAGGTTAACTAACTCCAGCTCATTTCCGAGTGGGCTGTGGTGAGTGACTCTGATATATTCATGGATTAGACAATGGGATTCATGAGGGAATATGTATGGAATCATTAACGAGTGTATTATTTTGTATGCTCTGGATTTGTATTATTATAATTTCTTGTTGTTGGTATGTTTTCGCTTTTCTGGGATTGCTTTCTATATTTATGCTATTCAAAGTAAAAACCGGAAAAATATTATTATCAATATCTGCTGTATTAATGATATTCCTATCAACATTGGGATATTTATTCTCGTATAGTTATATATAGTAAAAAATCAAATCACCAAACACCAGCCTCGCCAATGCGGGGCTTTTTATTACCTGAATATAGGAAAGATTATGGAGTGGATTAAAACTAGTGACAGGTTGCCAAATGACGATGGGTATTATTTAGTGTACGAAACTTTTAATAATAGAGTAGCTGATGATTATTTCTTTCATAACGGAAGTGGCGATCATTGGAAGTTATTTCACATCCACGTCACCCACTGGATGCCATTACCCGAACCACCGACAGGAGAATAACAATGAAAAATATTCTTGTAGAAGCCAGCGCTAGAGTTACTTATAGTACTTATTTAGAGGTATCTGATGAGGATTACCAGAAACTTCTCGATATCGAGGATGATGAAAACATGTCTTCATGGTTAAAAGATAATGGAATGTACGAAATATTAGAAAAAAATGGTTTTGATATGGACGACTATGAAGATATGGACTCATTAGAAGATGTGGAATTTATGGAAGTAAGAGGAGATTAAAATGCCTAAACACATTCACGCCGATTTAATGATGAAGCAAGCTGAATTAGCTCTGATTACCGATAAGCCCGGACTTTACTTTCAAGTAAAGGTTAATGATGAATGGGATGATATCATAAGCCACCAAGTTAATTTTGATATATACAGAAAATACAGACTAAAACCCCGCACTATCAAAATCGGTGAGATAGATGTGCCGGAGCCAGTGAAGGAGCCATTAGAGTATGGTGCTGAATATTATGCTGTTCATGTGACTGGACTCATGATAGCTAGCGGCCCAATTATGTGGGAAGGCACCATCTATGACCTGAGTAGTTTAGCTAGGGGGTTTGTCCATCTAGACTTAGAATCCGCCGTACTCCACGCAAAAGCGCTTATTTCTCTGACTCAGAAAAAGGAGAATAGTTATGGGTGACGTAGGTGATGATTACAGGATGTGGAGAGAAGAATTAAAAAGACGTAAGGAGGAACGTCATTCAATCAATAGAGAGAAATTAAAGCAGATTGATATTCCATATTCTATAGATAATAACGGAACCGTTCATTTTAATACCCCAAAAGGAAAAGTACTTTTTTATCCCTCTGTCAATAAGTACCAACATAAAAAAATCGTCAAACTTGGCTCTTTAGAATCAGCGATTAATTTCGCAAAGAGTCTCGGCGCTAAATAATCCAACCCAGAAAATCATTAATCGTTTTCACTAACGAGGGATTTTTACATGCGAAATAACATGCGCGATGGATGTGCAGTCATTCCAACACAACCACAGGCAGTCAGGAACAGGCGCGCATGGAAGCGCTGTCTGGCATTACTCATTGTTTCAATCGTTGTATTTATTCCAGTCTGACGACGGGAGGTAATCATGTGTATTCAGGTTTTATGCTCGTCATATGGAAGTGACAACACATCAACAGGAACGATGCTCACATTTACGGGCAACGCCATCAAAAGGATAGATGGAACCTATGCCGATATCCTCGGAAAAATGTGTTACTCAGCCAAAGAGCAAATGGAACAACTTATTGAGGCAGACCAGTTAGAGAGCCTATTGGATGAGGCTATTGAATTAGGGCAGGCAAAACGGATTATCAATTATCTCCAGTCCAAAACAAGAAAGGAGGCCGCATGAACTTTCTTAACGACTATATCCCCTATGGCGCTCAGGAGGCGCAATACGAGCGCGAAATGGAAGCGGCGGCCTATCAGGAGGCTATAGAGGAGCAACAGGGAGAGGATGCTACGGATATTTATAACAAACTGCCAGAGGGGGTTACTGCTATTTTTTCACCCGAGGTCAACCGTACATTCGGTGATCTATTCGAAACAGACGACGATGCCGTTGAGCGAGTCAATAACCTACTGTATGAACTGAGTTTATTGGAAGCTAAGAGGAGGGAAGCAGCATGAGTACAGCTTTAGTATCACTGGCAGGCACGCTAGCAGACAAGCTAGGAATGAGAGTTCAAGAGGATGAACTCATTGAAACACTGAAAGCAACAGCGTTTAGGGGTAACGCTACGGAACAGCAATTTGTCGCCCTGCTCATTGTTGCTAATCAGTACAACCTCAACCCATGGACAAAAGAGGTTTATGCCTTTCCAGATAAAACAGGGATTGTTCCCGTTGTAGGCGTCGATGGATGGGCACGTATCATCAACGAAAACAAACAGTTTGACGGTGTGGAATTCAGTCAGGACGCCGAGTCATGCACATGCAAAATCTATCGAAAAGATCGCACTCACCCAACAACAGTAACGGAATACATGAGTGAATGTAAAAGAACTACGCAACCCTGGCAAAGTCACCCAAAAAGAATGTTGCGGCACAAAGCCATGATCCAGTGTGCCCGCCTAGCATTTGGATTTGCGGGTATCTATGACCAAGATGAGGCGGAACGTATCGCAGCCGGAACTACGGCTGAGGTAGTCAACGGACAGGAAAGTCATGCTGACCGCCAAGCCTTGATCTCCCGCTGTGAAGAGGCGGCAAAAATGGGTATGGAAGCCTTTGAAAAACTCTGGGTATCACTCTCATTGGAAGAGAAAAGAATCATCGGTAATACCGAAAAAGAACATATTAAAGAGACTATAGCGATAGAGGCTGAATATAGCGAGGTGACAAATGGAGCAGAGAACGGATGAATGGTATCAGGCCAGATTAGGGAAAGTAACCGCCAGCGGATTGGCTAACGTAATGGCTAAAACTAAAAGTGGTGCTGCCGCTTCCCGCCACAACTACATGACAAAACTGATATGTGAGCATTTTACAGGAAAGTATGAAGAAGGATTTAAATCCACTGCGATGGAACGCGGTAATGAATTGGAGCCTGTGGCAAGGGAGATGTACTGTCTCAATGAGTTTGACGCAACGGTTCAGGAAGTAGGGTTTGTTGATCATCCTACTATTGAGCTATTTGGTGCAAGTCCTGACGGCTTAGTTAATGGCGATGGACTACTTGAAATCAAATGCCCCAATACATGGACGCATCTCGATACCATCAAAACAGGCCTGCCAAAACGCGAATATTTACTACAGATGCACGCCCAAATGATGTGCACTGGTCGCAAATGGTGTGATTTCATTAGTTACGATGATCGCTTACCTCCTAATCTTTCCTATTTCAAAACACGGATATTGTTTAATGAGGAATTAGCTAAGGAAATTGAAAAAGAGGTTTTATTTTTTGTTGACGAACTCAAGGATGCAATAAGAAATATAGCCCTATTAGGGGGAGATACTAATGACCGAGGAACCGAGTAAATATTTTCAGGGTAAACCGTGTCCGCATGGACACACGTTGAGATACACGAAAAATCGTAGGTGCGCTGTATGTAGGCGGATATGGGCCAATGAGAATCAAGGCAAATATGTTCGGAATAAACCCGCGCAAAAAGAAAGAACGCACCCCACGGATTTTCAACACCCAGTATTCATTCTCAGCCATCCAAACAGAACCCTCTAACCCCACAGGAACATCTAATGGACATGTACATCACCATACGAACTAACCGTGTCGGATCTGACGTAGAGCTACCCCTCGGTTACACGGCGGATGACTGGAATCAAATGTCATGGGGTGAACAGACAGACGCTATGTCTGCTGTCATCACGGAAAACATCCAGTACGCAATCCACGCCAAATAACCAACATCTAACCCCACCCATTAACTAACGCTACCTCAGTGGCGGGAGGAGTATTGTGACTGTATCACTAGTAAACATAGCAACAGATGAATCAGTAATAGAACTAACCAATGGAAATTGGTTTGAAATTGTGGATATTACCGGGATGGAGAATCTTATCGATACCGATCATTTCAATGATTCAGCAGAAGGAAACTCAGAAACAGCGAGGAAAATGGCTGATTTAATTGAAGCATGGACACCATCAAATAAATGGGGGAATGGTAATCCAGCATTTCAGGAAAAATTAAAAAAACGAATTATCGATTTTTTCCGTAATTGCGAGGGATTTTATACCTACTGATAAATTCGGGAGGCTCATCATGCAGTTCACCCCATGGAACCCCAATCCTAAAGCAGTACAACGGGTCAATGACCCACTCCCCATTCCCACCCAATGCCAATGCTGTCGTAACCACGTAACCATCGCCCATCACACGGAGGTGTTTGGGGAAATTCGCAGTCGCTGGCCGTGGCTCTATGTCTGCTGGTCATGCGATGCCCGCGTAGGAATGCACCCGGAAACGAATATTCCGCTGGGCTATCTGGCAGATAAACCGACACGGGAGGCGAGACGGAAAGGCAAGCAGGTTTTTGATCGGATGCGGGCATTCAGGAACTGGGAACGCACGGATGCTTACAGATGGTTAGCTTGGCAATTAGGCATCAGTTTCAATCGTTGCCACTTCGGCTGGTTTGATACTGATATGTGTGAGAAAGCAGAGCATATATGCAGGGAGTTTAAATAATGGGTAACAAACGTCGTTTTAATTTGTGGCAATGGATTTGGTTGCAGGTCTGGAATTTATCAGAATGGTGCGGAATAGGTTTAGGCCGTTTTGCTCCGTGGGTATTTCATCAAATGATTGGGTGCAATTATCCAGTTAAGAAAATTAAATAATAGGAGCCATAATGAGCAAAGATGTGATTGATATAGCGAATGAAATAGAAAAACTACAATTTAAAGCGGCAATGGAGTTATCTAATTCATGGGTGATGGAAAGATTTTTACTAGTAAATTCAGTTGCCCTTTATTTGCTAGAGAAAGGAGATAAAGAACAGGCGATGAATTGGATGGAGGGGCTTCTTGATTGGGCAGAGGAAGACCTATTATCTGAGGCAGAAAATAACGCCAGTGATTTAAATGGCTGGGTTAATAAGCGAATGGAAAATGAAGTAAGCATAACTAAAGCACTAGAAATTATTCGCGCTGAAATGCCTGATATTGAAATAATTAGAAAATCATGGATAGAGTCCACTGAAAAACTCGCTAAATATGAAAATATGGAGCCTGTGGCGTGGAAAAATATGGTGACCGGGGAAATTTACAATGAGTTTCCGCAATCAAATAAAACTCATTGTCTAGCTGTTCTATATTACCACCCGCCCCATAGTAAATAGCGAGAACCATCATGGATATTATCGACGCAGCGAATGATTTAAATGAGCTGAATCTATCTCATGCCCTCCAGAACCGGCCACCAGCATTAACCAGCATCAACGGGATGTGCCGATGGTGTGAGACGGAGCCAGCAATACACGGGGCATTCTGTAGTCGGGAGTGCGGGGAGGATTATGAGCGGGATAGGCGAAAGAATGACAAACGAGAATGATGATGTAATGACCGACCGTGAATTAGTCGATGCTGCAATTAAATTGGCAGGTAAGTTTTATCAAATGATGGGTTATCTACATCGGGATGGTTTTGAATATTGGAAATCGCCTCACCCGCAAGAACAATTAGTTTTTGAGATGGTTGTTCAGGCATTCGAGGATTTAAGGAGCGCTGATATATATAATGCCATTGAGAGTTTAGAAGATGAAATACAGCCTGATATTAGCTGATCCCCCGTGGCAATATAATAATGCAGCCAGCAACGGAGCAGCCAACAATCACTACACTACCACCGATTTTTATTCCCTCACCCGATTACCCATAGAACAAATAGCCGCTGAAAATTCCGTCCTCGCCATGTGGTACACGGGGAATTTTACGGCTGAGGCTATGGAATTGGCCGCAGCATGGGGATTCACAGTCAAGACAATGAAGCTGTTCACATGGATAAAGCTGAACAAGTTAGCGATGGAGCGCATAGATAAAGCCATTCAGGAAGAAAAATTGCTCGATAGCTGGGATTTCATGGAGCTGCTCAACATCGAAACACGGATGAACGGCGGGAATTACACCCGCAGCAATACCGAGGACGTATTGATCGCTATCAGGGGTAACGGACTGCCACGCCAGAGCGCCAGTGTGAAACAGGTGGTTTATTCTTGTCTGGGTGAACACAGCCAAAAACCAAGAGAGGTTCATTATCGGTTAGAGCAATTATACGGAAACGTACCCCGCATTGAATTATTCGCCCGTGAGTCAATGGACGGCTGGGATTTATACGGTAATGAATCACCCGTAAACAATATCGAATTTATTAACGGAGTCAACTTCATCACCAATGACTAACACATTCGAGAACGGACGACGACAGGTGGCAAGGGAGTGCCTGAAAGAGTTAACCAACCTACCCAAATATGACGACAAAGCAGTGACCGAAATTCTCGATAAGTACACGCCTAAATTTAAACCACTCAATCACATGAGGTTCAGTGCTAAATCAGTGCTGGCTTATTATGTGAGAGTTATTCGGAAGGAGATGAAGGATGGATAACAAACTGATATCTAAAGATGAAGTTATGGAAAAACTAGGAATTTCTTCACGCCAAACACTATGGGATTATGAGAAGCGCAGGAATTTCCCAAGACCGGTAAAACTTCGCCCTAAGGCCTACCTGCGCAAGGATTTTTATAAATGGATAGACGATGGAGGGGTTAATCAGCTATCTTACTGA